TACGGCTCGTGCATTATCAGGGGCTTTAGCGAACTCAAATTCACCTACACCCGACAACATTGCTACTGGTGGTTTGGCTGGTATTGCTAAATATATTAGCATTGCCGCTACAATCGCTGCAAACGCAAAAAGGGCGTATGATATAATCAACAGTGGTAACGTTCAGGGTGCTGTTGCCAGTGGAACACCTAGTACCAGTTTTGCAAGCGTTTCAGCACCGGCTGTAAGGCTTCCAAGGACTGAACAATTTACAGGCCAACAACGCATATATGTAACCGAGTACGATATAAGCAACACACAACAAAGAGTCAGGGTAACAGAAGATGTTTCAATAGTAAAATAATGCCAATTTATGGAAAACGATAATTATAATAAAATGGATTTACCTGTTTACAAACTAGTCATAAACGAGGAGGATGAAACAGGAGTGAACTTTGTCAGCCTCGTAACATCACCGGCAATCGAACGTGATTTTCAGTATTTTAACAAGCAAGATTTTGTCGAGCCGAATGCAGGTGAAACAGAAGATGAATTTATAGGGCGTTGCATGGAGGTTGTAACCAAAGAGGGTTATGACCAAGACCAAGCACTTGCCATTTGCTACAATTACTGGGAAGGTGAAAAATTTGAAGATGATTACCCAAAGGCAGCCAGTCAAAACGCTGAACGGGGTATTCGCCTGAATGAACAGGTTGGTAATGATTGTGCCACCTTGGTGGGGAAAAATCGTGCAAGGCAATTAGTTGCTCGTGAAAATCTTTCATGGGAAACGATAAAACGCACTTACTCTTATTTGAGCCGTGCCAAAGAATACTACAACCCAAGCGACACAGAAGCCTGTGGTACTATTTCTTATTTGCTATGGGGTGGTGATGAGATGTTGCGATGGACAGAACGCAAGTTAGAACAGCAAGAATTGAAAAGGGCAAAGCGTAAAAGAAAGAATTATGAATCACATGAAAAGTATCATGTAGGTTTTGCCATTCAAGACGAAGAAAAAAGAATCATAACCGGCATGGCTATGGAGGCTGAAAAGCGTATTTACCGTTATGACCCTATGCGAGGTGAATATTATGTATATTTTGACAAAGAAACCATATTTGAAATTGCAAAGAAATGGGCTAAGTCAGATTTATACGATTCTGTAAATATCCATCATGAGCAGGAAACCAAAGGGCTATCTTTATTGGAATCATATATTGTTGACAGGGAAAGAGGCAAGAACCCTCCAACTGGTTACGATGAAGTAGCAGATGGAAGTTGGTTTTTATCTTATATCGTAAATGATGATGATATTTGGAAAAGGGTGAAAGAAGGGGAGTTTAAGGGCTTCTCTGTTGAAGGATTTTTTGATTTTGACACCAATACAGAGGATGAGCAGTTAAATGCCTTATATGAGGCTGTAAAAGACGCTGTGAGCAAATGGGATGGTAAAAACTGAGCCAAAAATTAATAACTGATAATTATATATAGACATGAACAGCAAAGAAGTATTGACCGAAATTCGTTCGCTACTGTTCGGTGAAGAGGACAAAAAAGAAGTTGAAATGGCAACTGCAACCTTAGTAGATGGTACAATCATTGAATGGGAAGGCGAATTAGCCGTTGGAACAGAAGTTTTTGTTCAAACTGGTGAAGGATTGATTCCTGCTCCAGATGCCGTACACGAAGTAGAGGGCGGTATGCTCGTAACCACCGAAGGCGGTGTTGTTACTGAGATTGTAGAACCTGCTGAGGAAGTAGAAACAGAAGTAGAGGAAGCCCCTGCTGAGTTTGCATCCTTAGAAGCATTTAACGACTTAGTTACTCGTTTTGAAGAAGCAGTTGAAAAACTAAACACTTTGGAAGAGAAACTAACCAACAACGATGAGGCTTTTTCAACTATGAAAGATGCCTTTGGTAAGACCGTAGACTTGGTAGAAAAGATTGCTGATTTACCAAGCGAAGAACCAACAAAAGAACCGGCAAAGTTGTCTAAAAAAGACGAACGCTTTGCAAACATTGTAAAAATCGCAAACACAATTAAAAACAAATAATCATGGCATTTAACGTAACTGGATTAACTGACTATACCAACGAACAAAGCACCGAGTTGGTAGTAAAATCCCTTTTCGGGGGTAAGACGGCTGCTGTATTACAAGCGGCTGGACAGGTGCAGGTAGGTATCAAATCTGCTGAGGCATTAAACATTCTATCTTCTGATGTATTCTTTCAGGCTGACGGATGTGGTTACAACGCAAGTGGTAACACAACTTTCACACAAAGAAACATCACAGTAGGTAAAATCAAGGTTGAAGAAACTCTTTGCCCTAAGACTTTAGAAGCAAAGTGGATGCAGACTCAAATCGCTGCTGGTTCACCTGAGGATGTACCTTTCGAAGAGCAAATCGGAAACGAAAAGGCTGACCGTATTGCTAAGTTGTTAGAAGTTGCTATGTGGCAAGGTGACACAGGAACTGGAAACACCAACCCTAACACTAACCGTTTTGACGGATTCAACAAAGTGATTGACGATGCGGCTGCATCTGTTGACGGAAACACAACTTCTGCAACTTCTATCACTACTTCAAACATCGAAGGTTTGATTGACGATATGTACAACGCTTTACCTGCTGACATCGCTGACGCTGATGACTTGGTATTGTTCGTCGGTATCGATACTTTCAAAAAGTACACCACTGCTCTTCGTGAAGCAAACTTATTCCATTACGCTGCTGACAGTGCAGGTATGGAAATCGTTATCCCTGCAACCAACATGAAACTTATCGCAGTTGGTGGTTTGAACGGAACGAACAGAATGTTCGCAGGTCGTTTAAGTAACTTCTTTGTAGGTACTGACCTTGCTAATGAGGAAGAGGATTACAGATTCTGGTATTCTCAAGATAACGATGAGGTACGCTTCCGTGCAACCATGAAATATGGAGTACAGGTAGCGTTCCCTGACCAATTAGTTGAATTCACATTAGCATAAAGGAGGTAACCAATGGCTTGTAATTTAACACAGGGTTTTACCCTCGACTGTAAGGATGCCGTTGGTGGAATTAAGTCAATTCATTTGATTGATTTTGCCTCAACTGGGTTTACTGTATCAGGTGGCGAAGTGACTGCTACAACTGTCGCAAGTGGTTCGGTATATACATACGAATTACCTAAGGGAGTTGGCAGCATGACTACAACCACTAACGTATCACAGGAGAACGGCACAGTATTCAACCAAACTGACGTTATCGGGCGTTTACGCAAGTTATCAACATCTAAGCGTAACGAATTGAAATTACTAGCACAGAATCGTGTATTTTGTATAGTAAAAGACAACAACGATAATTACTGGTTGGCCGGTAATGAATATGGATGCGATATCACTGCTATGACTGCTGAAAGCGGCACAGCAATGGGTGATGTTCAGGGCTACAACTTTACGTTGTCTGCTATTGAAACAGAAGCACCGTATTTAGTGCAGGCGGCTGTAGTAACTGATTTGGGTATCTAGGTACTTGTTTTCATAGTTTTGAATTGGGGGAGGCGTTTGCTTCCCCTTTTCTTTTGCCAAAAAATGAAAAACGCTAATTATATATAGATGCTTACAATTACACAGGAGGAAACTAAGTTCTGGTATTTGACTTTAACAGAGAAAACTACCATTTCAAATCCTACATATTTATTCAGCATTACACACCGGTTGACTAACAACACAACCAATTTCATTTTGACAGATGTGTCAGCATACACAGAGCGATACAATAAGTTTTCTGTAACTGAGGGTTCAACCTTTTCAGTAGATAGCGGAGAGTTTTCTTATCGAGTATATGCACAGACATCACCAAGCAACACTAACCCTGACGATGCGGATGAGTTAGTTGAGCAAGGAATGTTAAAAGTGAATCCTATTGCAACAGTAAAAACACAATATACACCCACATTAAACGAAAAGATTTATGAGTAGTACATCAACATCCTTTTCAGCAGGTTACACAGGCTGCAAAGTTATTTCAAACACAAGTGCCAATACAGGCGTTTTCAGAGGCTTTATTGTCAACGATGATGCAGTTGTATCGGCTATCCTTGACGAGAACGGCACAAGCCTTCTATCGACTTTAGGATTAAGCGGAGTAACTTTGAGAAGCGGCATCTACATCTCTGTTGAAAGCGGAAACTACATTTCAAGCATTACATTAACAAGCGGTTCAATCGTAGCGTATAAAAGATGATTGGCGTTTTTGTAAAATCAACCCGATACAAGGGCTTCCCGTTCAAAGTTCTTAACGATTTAATAAGTCGTGTAGAAGCGGACGGGGGTACGGTAGAGGCGTTGAGTTGCACGATGTCCAATTTTCAAATGCCTTACTTCGACTATTGGCAAACCTACCAAACAAGGGTAACGGGTGATGCTGGAGTAGTTGAAGGGGCGGATTGTTTCAACCAAGTAATTAGAGATTTGAAAGGATGAGTTTAATCGATTTAGCGTCTTTGGTTTTAGCACCTACGGCTACAAAAGAGGGCAAGGTGTATTCGGCTATTCCCGACACGGGCGATGGCGATATGACGTTCACGAGAGGAAGTGCGGCAACAAGGGTTAATAGTGCTGGGTTGATAGAAAAGGAGAGGGCAAATTTATTGTTGCAATCGAACGCGTTTGATACTACTTGGACAAATGTAAACACAAGCGAAACGGGAGGGCAGACGGGTTACGATGGGAGTTCGGATGCTTGGCTTTTAAGTAAGACTTCATCAAGTGCGTATATTACACAATCAGTCAGCAATAGCAATGTTCAAACATTTAGTGTGTATGCTAAAGAAGGAGATTCAGATTGGATAGGGTTGATATTGATTGGCGGCTCAAATCCTCGTGTTTATTTTGATTTATCTAATGGAACAAGCGGTGAGTTGTCTGGTGGTGCTATTGGTAAAGACATTCAATCGGTTGGCAACGGATGGTATAGGTGTTCTGTAACTTGCAACGATAATATAAGTAGTGTTCGTTTGTACCCTGCTGAGGGCGAGGGTGTAGTAACTGGAACTACTGGCAACATTTACATCCAAGACGCTATGCTAAACGAGGGCTTAGTCGCTCAGAGTTACATTGAAACAACAACAACGGCAGTCTATGAGGGTATAACAGATGACGTACCTCGTGTTGATTATAGCGGAGGAGGATGCCCAAGTCTTTTGCTTGAAGGACAGAGGACTAACTTATTTGAATATAGCGAATACTTTGAAGGTTCATATTGGGGTAAAACTCAACAAGGGAGTGCAAGTGTTCCAGTAGTTACGGGTAATTATGCAATAAGCCCAGAAGGTGTACAAAACGCAACAAGGGTTCAATTTGATGCGGTAGGTTCTACGA